GCACGGTCTCATCGACCAAATGGTCGTGAGGCTGTCAGGGTTTTGAAGTTGGATGGCTCTGTCATCATTTTGGGTCCTCGTGACGAGCCGTCTGCCCTTTCTGATCTAGAGCTTTCTTTACTAACTTGGCACCTTGTGGCCACGGTGCATCCTGGGGTTTTCTTTTCCTTCATTTTCTTCTGTGTCCTCTTTGTGCTTTCTTTATTAGTCACCCGTGTCGTCATTCCTGGGGTACATGGGTTTCTACGCGCCATTCGCGTTCTTCTTTTCGCCTTCTTGTATTCCAGTATACCTTTCTTTTTGCCCTCTGTATGTTTTGACGTCATGTACACTTTGCCCACATATTTATATCATACCTATTCTGGGCCTCAAATTGTAAAGTCAATCCTTAAGCTTGCTCGGGCTTATGGGCTGGCTTTGCAATTTGGCACTTCTTATATACCTGATCCGTCGATACCTGACGCCAAGAAGAGGCTTCTGGACCGCGAGCATGTGTCGACTGTTTTCGTGCGCTCGTGGGTTTCTCTTGTTCGTCGCTCCGTACTGAATTTCGTTTCGTATCTTGATGGTGTTCGCCTTCCTGAGATGATCCAGGCTGCTTATAAGCCTGTTGATGTCGATTCCATTCGTTCAACTTATTCTTTTCTTGCCGACATGGGCGTTCCTGTCGACCAGTCCTTCATTGATTCCTTCTCACGGCCAGAGTCTTCTGCCTACTTAGCTGAATGGGGTTCTTACAAGAAATACTTGCTCATGACAACCAATTGGGCTCGGGGCTTTGGTTATGGGAAGGGTGTCACTACTCATTCTTGGCTTCCGAAAGATTTCTTTCCTGAGGTTCCTGGGTACATGCATACGTCCACCTTCACCGGAGTTTTTGAGGAAATCATGTCCACCTCTCGTTACTGGACTGGTAACGAATTGCAGAACCTAGAAGACTTTGAAGAGACTGTCGAGGACCTTTGGGAGGCCGTCAAGCCCCAGTTTGAAGGCTCTCAACTTGTTGAGTTCGAAAAGGTTTATCGGGGTTGGGTCAAGTCCTACAATTTTGGTTTCGGGGTTGGCAGTGTTGAGAAAGGCAAAGTGCGTCAAGCCGTCCGTCAGACTGTCATAGACGTGGGTGGTAAGACAGCTTTCCTCAAGCTTTGGGCCAACACCTTTAAGTTTGGGCAATCTTTCCAAATGCCTAGTCCCGTCTTTACAAAGTCTGAGTCCTTGAAGTTGAAAAAGGCTTTGGTCAGGTCCGTACGTACGATCGTTGGTAGCGACTTTATCCATCATGTGCTTACCACACCCTTTAACTATGGCCCTAACCATAATTACAGGGTGTGGGAAGTTCCGATGAAGGTTGGTATGCCCATCAATGGCCAAAACTTTGACCGCCTTTGGAAGTCTTTGATGCCTTTTCAGCATGTCTGGGCTGGTGACATGACTGCCTTTGATTCCACTCAGGCACCTGTCGTCCTCAGGGTTGTGGCTGAAGTTCGTAAGAGGGGTTACACCCTCCATAAGGATTACCATCGCATCTGTCAGCTAATTGACATCACTTACGCCCAGCTGATTGATAAGCCACTTGGATTCAAAAACTTTGGAGATGTCGCAATGAAGCATCAAGGTGCCACGACGGGACATTCATCTACTTCCATCGACAACTCCTTGATGCTTGTTTGTAACTACCTCTTCGCTTGGCGTCATGTGACTGGCCTACGAGCTCGTGAGTTCTTTAACTTCAACACTTTGGCCAATTTCGGTGACGATCATGTCCTAGGATATGATCCCGTCTTCGGCTGGTCGCCTGAAGCTGCGATTAAGGCCATGGCTTTCCTTGGCACTGTTATGCGGGATGAGTCACCTGGCCAATCCTCTCTCCCTAGTGTTGGGTCAAAGTTCAATGGCGAGACTGATCCTCGCAGGTTTGCTTTTGGCTTTTTGGCTAAGAAGCCTTTGCCCCTTTCCCCTAAGGTCCTTGGGGAACTTCGTGAGGCTGGCGTCATTGCAAACTTGACGTTTGCCACTTGTCATGATCCTGACCGGCTGTTGGGTAAGATGAAGGGTCAGATTCTGAGACGGCCTGACGTTAAAGGTCAGGTCGCTTCTTACCAGGCCCTCCTTTCATATATGTACCTTTGCGCCCACCATAAGGAGGTGTACGACCAACTTGCCGCCACGGCCATGCGATATCATAGGGCTCACGTTGATGGTTGGATAAAGGCTCGTGTTCCTGACAAGTCGGTTCCTAACCCCCCTTCTTATAATCAAGTGTTGAGGCAGTGGTATTCGAGTGAACCTTTCCCCTACGGCAATGATGACCTTGAGGCTGATGACGCCGACCGAGTCGATGGTCTCGTCCTCATCCAATCTCCTGACACCTTTGGGGTTTTTGTCCGTTGGCTTTCCGATTTTCCGACTTTACTTTCGCCTCGTTATACTAATGCCAGGTGGGCTGATTGGATTTAGTGTAAGTTGAGTTCTCAGCTTTCATGGCCTCTTACTTTCATATCTCATGCCAATCAAGCTGAGAGCTTAGAGACTGCGCGCCTGTTATTGGCACGCAGTCCCTATGCTTTCCTTCGTGGCGAGTCCCTTGCACTCCAGAACCTTTCTTTTGGGGTCCTTTGGCTTCGTCACCTTTTGTATATGTCTCTCATTCGCGTCTTTACTTATAGGAAATTTTTCTCGCCCTTAGATCTCGTGCGTGTCTTAGATTCATTTTGGATTAATGCAGTCTTTTTCTTGACTGGTCGTATCTCTCAGATCCTTGTTGAGTTAGATTTACATGTTATTGACACTCTCATTATATACCTTCTTTCGTTTGTTAATATAGATATACCCATCTCGCCAGTTTCTTTTGATCTTTTAAGCCCATCCATCCTTTTGGGTCGTGGCTTTTCATTTATCATTAGATCCATTACGCCTGCTGGGGCCGTTGATTATCAGCCCTTTGATGCCGCCTTGACTCGTCTCTCCGTCTCTGCCGAGCATTCCTTTGCCTTGTCCGCCCCTACTGGGGTTGGCAAGAGCACAAGGATGATCGCCAGAGCCGGTTCGATCGTCAAACGTCGCATTATCGTTATTGTCCCTAGACGTATCTTGGCGATTGGGGTTGGTCAGTATATGAAGTTCATTTTCCCTGACTCTCGTGTTGGCATCTCGACTGAGGGCTATCGCCCTCGCCCTGATGATGCCATCATTTATTGTACTGGCCAATCCTTTATGTTGTCACCTTCCCTACGCACTCCTGGATCTGTTGTCGTATTAGATGAGGCCCATATAGACGAGCCTATTTATCGAGTTTTGAAGATCTATTTATCTAAGTCCAATTTTAGGCACATACTTGTCTCGGCCACTCTTCCCGACACAAGTTTGCCCATCCTTAGAGTCCCTGCGGTCAATCAAAATACGATCGTGGACATTGAGCATGACATTCACGACCTTAATGATTATATTTCTAAAGCTGCTTCTTTTGTCAACTCACGTTCAGGCATTGAAAAGGTTTTGGTTTTTGTACCAACCATTAACCTTTCGCACCTCTTGGCCTCAAAAGTTTTGGCTAAGAGTTGCCTTATCAATTCCCGCAGTGTTGAGATTGACCGTCACGCCTCTGTTTATATATCTACCTCGGTTTCTGATGCTGGCCTCACGATACCTGATGTCTCTTTCGTTCTCTCTTGTGATCATGATTTGTCTGTACATCAATCTGATTCCCCATCGACTATGGGGGACCTAACTTTGAAGTATGATAAAATTGTCGACAAGTCAAGGCCTTATTTCTATAAGCTTGACGAATCGACTCGGTTGCAAAGGCGTGGCCGCACTGGTCGTACCATCGATGGAGTTTTCTTGTACTATAGGCTTCACGAGATACAGGCGGAAGCACGCGTTTTCACTCTTTCAGACTTTGTTCATGGGTTGACCCCAGCCTTTGAGGTTTGTGTGCCTTATTTACCTGAATATATCAGGTCGGCGTTGCCTCAAGAGATTCTCCTTCGCGCATCTGATTTAGACTTATACCCTTTTATGAAGTATTCCGACTTTTTGGGTTTTATGCGTTCTTATGGGC